AGTTAGGGCAACATTGTTTGCCTATCCAAAAAGTCGAGATAATGCAATGCTATTAATCGGATTAGTTTGGGATGCTCAATTAGCTGGTAAGAACATTGATAGGTCTAATCTGATAGGTGTATTAACTTCTGGCTATGTATCAAATCCAGAGTCAATCAGACGAATAAGTGCTGTATTGCAAAACAAACATTCACATTTGCGTGGTGATAAGTGGATGGATCGTAAAAGACACGCTAAAGATGTAATTGAACAAATCCGTAATATTGAGGGAGAAGAAGATGCAAGATAAAGAATATGCAAAAGGTATTTATTTTAATAAGCCAAAGATTGAATGGAAAAAATGCGAGATAAGCATTGATAAAAGAATGTTGATTGAATGGCTAAATACTAAGATTGATGATGGAGAGAAATATCTTAAATTGGATGTTAAAGAGTCTAAAGACGGAACTAAGTGGTATGGTCAAGTTAATGATTGGAAGCCAGATAATGAAAGCGACCAAAAGAACAGAACTGAAATCCCTTCACAAGAGCCTAAAAAGGCATTTGAAGATGAAATTCCGTTCTAGTGATGAAGGACAGACAATACTTTACTTTTCTAAAGTCTTATTGCGATATTTATGAACATCTAAATGACTCTCAAAAAGTCGCTTTTATTGATGCAATTATTGGTCATCAAATGAAAGATGCAGACCTTGATGATGTTAAATTTGAAGATACTATACTAAATATCGCTTGGGCTGGTATAAAGCACTCTCTGGCGAAAGCTAAGGCTCAATATCTTAACGGAAAAAAAGCCAAAACGAAGCCAACTGGAAGCCAAAAAGAAGCCAAACCCAAGCAAATAAGAAATAAGAAGAAAGAAATAAGAAATAAGAAACAAGAAGTAAATATAAATATAGAGGAGTTTGTGCCAAACCAAGTTTCAGTTAATGCGTGTTTGAAAGAATACCCAACTTGTAATGTTGATGAACTGGTTGATGATTTTAAAGATCAAGCTAAAAATCGAAAAGCCCCGTTCAAGGATTTGCAATCTGGCTTTAGAAATTATGTTAGGAAGGGTTGGGTATCACCCAATACAAAAAAGTCGCTAGAATCGCATTCTGAGAGAGCTAAGGCTATAATGAATCCATTATTGAGGGTACAAAAATGACATATACGGAACAAGCACAGATAATTTTGGGATATATTGAAGTTCGTTATCCAAATTCTTATGGTCGAAAAGTTGATAAAGATGCAGAGCTAAATGTTTGGGCAACAGAACTTAGCCGAAAAGAATTTAAGGCTATGGATTTGACCGAAAAGAATATTTACAATGCGTTGGATTATCATTCTGCAATGACTAACAATTCTGGTAAACCACCGAGCGTGGATCAGTTTTGCCAAGCTTTAAAGAAGTTTACTTATAGAGAATCAACTAAATTAGAAGTTCAAGAGGTTGATTGGTATAGTAAGTTTGATAGACAAGATAATCGGGGTAAGTTTTGTTTTTTTATCAAGAATCAATTTGTTCCACCAGCGTTAAGATGGTATGCAAGAAAGTGGTTTGAGAAGCATACTAATTTTGATGATGAAAATATACAGAGGTTAATAAATGGCAGACTACCAAAATAAAATCATTAAGATAGAGTATAAAGATATTGGTTATGAGATTAAGAAATTAGGTCTAACCAAGAAATATGTTGCTGATTTATTAGGCATAACAACACAAGCTCTTTATGAGCGTATTAAGCAGAATAAGCCAAGCATACATTGGGAAATATACGGGATTAGTAATTACTTTGCTAATGACGATAACTTATTGATTAATAATGAAAAAATACAATGTAGAACTGAATCTACCATTTCCACCGAGTGTCAATAGTTACTATCGTTCTATACCAAGAGGAAAACATTGCCAAGCAATAATTAGCCAACAAGGTAGAGTTTATAAAGAACGAGTACAATCTTTTGTTGGATCAAGCAATGTAACTGATAAACGATTGATGGTTAGGATTAAGATTTGGATGCCAGATAACCGAGTTAGAGATTTGGATAATTACTTGAAAGCGTTGTTGGATAGCTTAACTGGATGCGTTTGGTATGATGATTCACAGATTGATTGCATAGCTATTGGCAGAGAAGAAGTGCTTAAAGGTGGTAAAGTTAATATTATAATTAGCGAAATATAATTGACGAAACTTGACACATAAAAAGATGAAACCAATTAAAGAAGCAATGTTACAAGCCTTAGAGAGTACATTAGGTGTTGTTAGTCCAGCTTGTGAATTAGCTGGTATATCTAGGCAAACACATTATGACTGGTTGAAAGATGATGAGGAATATGCACAACAAGTTAAAGCATTAGAAGATGTAGCTATTGATTTTGCTGAATCATCATTGCATAGTCAGATCAAAGATAAGAACCCAACATCAACTATCTTCTATCTAAAGACTAAAGGCAAGAAGCGTGGATATGTTGAGAAGCAGGAAGTAGAATCTAATATCATTACTGGTATTAAACTGATTGATGATTGATTATGTCCTTTAAAATAGATGAGGTTGCAAGTTCTGGTAATGACGAGTATTACACACCAGAGTATGCAATCTCACCACTTATTCAATATCTTAAAGATAAAGAATTTAAAACAATATGGTGTCCGTTTGATACTGAACGCAGTCATTATGTCAAAATGCTAACAGCAGAAGGATTTAAAGTGATCAACACACATCTAGACAGAGGTGATGACTTCTTCTTTATGATTCCACCAGAATGTGATTGTATTGTTAGTAACCCACCTTACAGTATCAGAACACAAATCATAGAACGCCTATACAACATTGGTAAACCATTTGCTATGTTATTAGGTGTTGTTGGTTTGTTTGAAAGTCAAAAAAGATTTGGTATGTTTAGTCGATTTCCAGTAGAAGTAATGTATTTCGATAAGCGTATTGCATACTTCAGATCTTATGAGGATCAGAAACCATCTTTTAATCCACCATTCAGTAGTGTTTATCTTTGTTCCAATGTATTGCCAAAACAAATGATATTTGAAACAATACACAGATGATTAAAGACATCTCAGTATTAAAGCACCAGAAAGAATTTATTAAATCTAAATCTCCCTCAACTGGTTTGGTTGCTGGGTTTGGTGCTGGTAAATCCTATGCTGGTACACTCAAGACTATTATTCAGAAGCTCAAGTATCCTACAGTTAAAGTAGCTTACTATCTACCTACTTATCCACATATCAGAGATATTGCATTCGAGAAGTTTCCAGAGATGTGCGAGGACTTAGGACTTTACTATCAGTTAAACAAGTCAGACAAAGAACTAACAATACAAGGCTATGGATCAATTATCTTCAGGAATATGTCAGAGCCAGAGTATATTATTGGATACGAGGTAGGTTATAGCTTAATAGATGAGTGCGATATATTGCCAAAGATTAAGATGGCTAAAGCATTTAAGCAGATATTAGCTAGGAATAGAACCAAGCTACCAGATGGATCACCTAATCAAGTAGATGTAGTAGGAACACCAGAAGGATACAGATGGTTCTACTCAAGATTTGTAGAACACGCAAACAGTAACTATAAACTAATCCGAGCTAGAACAATGGATAACAAACATCTGCCACCAGATTATGTTGATAAGCTCAGAGAAGATTATGATGAGAGATTGTTAGAGCAATACTTAATGGGCGAGTTCATTAATGTTAATGGCTCTGCTGTTTATCATCAGTTCGACAGAGAAACACACATCATTAAGGATAGAGATATAGATACTAGATACCCACTATTCATTAGCTGGGACTTCAATATCAATCCGTACAATGCAGTCTTTCTCATACAATACATAGATGGTGTTGTTTATATAGTGGATAATGCTATCAAGAAAAATGCTCCAGTAGTTGATACGATTGATTATCTGAAGCAAAAGTTTGGCTATCTTGGAAGTTATCTTTATCAAGCTACAATCTTTGGTGATGCGAGTGGTAAAGCTAGATCACAAGGTACAGCACAAACAAATTATGATTTAATTAGAACCGCTGGGTGGACAAAGTTTAATATTAAGACCGCTAACCCTA